CTAGAGCTACTATTCCTTTAGAAATAACTAAAAAAATATTAGCAAGAAGATCAGTAAAAGGAGAATCAGGTATACAATTAAGATAAAATAAAAAAAACAAATGGCATTAATTAGATATAGCAACGACGACATAGTAATAGATACTCAAAAATTAACAACATCTACTTGGTCGAATAATACAAACAATTTAAAAACAGTATTCACATCATCTACTCAAGCAGATTTTGATACTCCTTCAAGTTCAGGACAATTTTATGTAAATGTATTTAATTTCCCTACAAGTTCTGATTCAGCTTCAGTCCAATATGCTTTAGCTTATGGGCATAGAGCGGGTAGTGGTTCTCAAAATTTTACAGACGACACAGGATCTAAAGGAATAAGTGCTACAAGAGTTATATATAACCAATATCGTCAATTAGTTTATGGTGATGAAGGTTCAAATTTTTCATTTTCTGAACATGAACCACAAGACATTTTTGTTATCAATGTTAATAGAGCAAGATTTAAACATAACCTTAAACCTGGATCTTTAAATTTAAAAATATCAGGATCTGGGGGAGTAAAATTCTTACATTTAACGGA